ACTAGCAACTGATGTTCAAATTCAAACAGATGGTATTGATAAGTTCACAGGCGCAGCTATGATTGCAGTAGATGATGGAGCTAAAAAAGCTTTCTTTCCAGCAGCAGCAAATGATGTTCTTTCTATGAATGGAACAACAACTGGTGGGATCGTTGGGTCTGTAATTCAAATTACAGCTTTAGAATCTGCTCAATATCTGGTGCATAATACTTTGATCTTAGGATCAGGTGCTATTAGTACACCATTTAGTGATACGTAATAAATAATTAGTGTGGGGCTTCGGCCCCACATATAAATTTTAAGGAGAAAAAATATGAGTTCATTTTCAAGTGACCAATCAGTAGCACACGCTGCAGCAGACGCACAAATGGTTCCTGTAACACAAAGAGCTAGAGTAACTTCTATTCAAGCAGAAGGTGTTGCTAGTGCTAGTGTCGTTTTAAAAAGTGGTGGAGCAGCGGGAGCTGTAATTGCTACTTATAAATTTGCAACAGAAGGATTAAATATTCTGTGTCCTGGTTCGGGTATTTTATTTAAAGAAGGTGTTTATTTAGACTTAACAAACACACCTGGTGTTACTATAACCTTTACATAGGATAACTAATGGCCAATGTTACTTCAGGCACTACAACATTTGACAAAACTTTTTCAATCGATGAAGTAATTGAAGAGTCTTACAATAGATTAGGTCAGTTTGACATGAGCGGTTATAATTTAAAAACCGCAAGACGCTCACTTAATATTTTGTTTCAAGAATGGGGTAATAGAGGTCTTCATTTTTGGGAAGTAGCTAATACAAATATTACTTTAGCAACTAATCAAAAAGAATATAAAATTTTCAGATCTACTGCAGATGGTAATTCAAACGGAATTACTTCAACTCTAACTGCTGCTATTACTTCTACAACCGCTACAACTGGAATAACTATTGCATCAAAAATTAATATGCCTGATTCAGGAGCAATTAATGTTGGTTCAGAAAATATTTCTTACACTGGATTTGATTCCTTAGAATTGACTGGCGTAACAAGAGGAGTAAATGGAACTACAGCAGCGACTCACTTAAATGCAGCTGTTATAACAAATTTTGTAAATCAAGCTTCTGATATTTTAGAAGCTTCTTTTAGAAATGCTTCTAATGTTGATTCTCCTTTAGAAAAAGTAAATAGATCTCAGTACCAAGCTTTGTCTAATAAAACTGCAACTGGACAACCTTCACAATATTTTGTTCAAAGATTTATAGATCATATTTTAATAACTGTATATCTAACTCCAAGCGCAACTCAAAACGGAGCTTTTATGAATTTTTATTATGAAAAAAGAATTCAAGATGCAGGTGCTTACACTAATGCAACAAATGTTCCTTTTAGATTTGTTCCTTGTATGGTTGCAGGTTTAACTTATTATTTAGCTATGAAATATGCACAACCAAGAATTCAAGAATGTAAATTAATATATGAGGATGAATTAAAAAGAGCTTTAGAAGATGATGGTTCATCTGCTAGTGTATATATTTCACCTAAAACTTACTTTCCAAGTATCTAATTATGAGCAACACAGCTAGAGGAAAACATGCATTATTTATTTCAGACCGAAGTGGTTTGCAATTTCCCTATACTGAAATGGTTAGAGAATGGAATGGATCTAGAGTTCATACTTCTGAATACGAACCTAAACAACCTCAATTAGAACCAAAACCTTTTACTGCTGATCCACAAGGATTAATGCATCCAAGACCAGACAGATTAGAACTACCTACAGGAGATTTTTTAGTAGTCAACCCTATCACCACTGGAAGCGGTGGTACTTTTACAACTTATGTTATTGATCAACCTAATAGTGGAATAAAAATAAATGATGCAGTAAGATTAATGAGTATTCAACAACCTTTATTATCCCTTACAACTGCTCTTGAAAGAAGTATTCAAGAATTAGAATTATCTACAACATTAGCAACGGATATAAATGCTACGACTCAAACTTTGACTGTTACAGATAACCTTGGTTTTATTTCTACTGGAGGCTTTATAATGATTGAAAAAATTAATTCTATAAGTGGACTATATGAAAATGAAATTATACAATATGCAGCTTATAATTCTGGAACAAAAACTTTATCAGGTTTAGTTAGAGGAACTAATGCACCGTTTAGAGGACAGACTCCTAAAAACACTATTGCAAGCGATCACGATGCGGGAGCAAATATTTTTGGAACAAGAAATGTTGTTTCTTTAAATACCACAACTTCTCCAAGTGGAGGTCAGCCCTCAACAGTCACTAATCAAAACGGCTATAATTTACCTGCTACAAGTCCAGGTACTTTTTTAGTAGATGGCTATGGCCCAGGTGGAGGAAATGGTTGTATTGCCGGTCCTTTAAATGTTAATATAACGGATGGGAGAGCTTAATAAATGACATACGCAGAATTAGTACAAAAAATTAGAGATTATACAGAAGTAGATTCGAATGTTTTAACTTCTACTATTATAGATGGTTTTATAAGTGATGCTGAATTTAGAATTTTAAGAGAAGTAGATTCAGATAATAATAGAAGATATGCAACAGCTTCGTTAGTTTTAAATACTAGATTTATAGATACTCCCGACAATTTATTGGTAGTTAGATCAGCTCAAATTGTGGACTCTGATGGTACAGCCGCAACAGACAACAGAGATTTTTTACAGTACCGAGACACTAACTTTATGGCTGAATTCAACCCTACGGGCTCCACAGGGGTTCCTAAGTACTATGGTTACTGGGATGAGGGCACTTTAGTTTTTGCTCCTACACCTAATGCTACTTACACAATTCAGTTAAATTATATCTTGAAACCTACTGGATTATCGGCTACTAATACAACTACATATTTAAGTTTACAATTTCCCAATGGCTTATTATATGCCTGCCTAGTTGAGGCTTACGGTTTCTTAAAAGGACCTATTGACATGTTACAGCAATATGATAAAAAATATGTTGAAGCTGTTAAAGGATTCTCAATTGAACAAATGGGAAGACGAAGACGGGATGAATACCAAGCAGGTGTTCCTCGAATAGGAAAACAATAGGAGAAAAATTTTATGGCAATAACACAAGCAATAGCAAACTCATTTAAAAAAGAATTATTAGATGGAGCTATGAGTTTTAAACAAACAGGTGGTGACACTTTTAAAATAGCTCTTTATATTTCTACAGCAACTTTAACTTCAGCAACATCAAATTATATTACAGCGGGAGAAGTATCAAACACTGGACAATACACAGCCGGTGGAGGAGCTCTAGTTAATTTAGGAACTTCTCTGACTGCAGGTGTCGCAAGATGTGATTTCAATGATAGATCTTTTACTGGAGTTACATTAACAGCTAGAGGAGCTTTAATTTATAATACAACAGCAGGTTCAGGGTCTAGTACTACTGATGCAGTTTGTATTTTAAATTTTGGAGCAGATAAAACTGCAACTTCTGGTACGTTTACAATTCAATTTCCAGCCCCAACATCAACAGCAGCGATATTAAGAATATCGGGCTAGTAGGAGGTAGACTCCTATGGCGGATAAATCATATACAGTCACCGTAGCAAGTGGTAATCTTTATGGTGGAGGTACAGGTAATGTATTCTATCTAGATGGCCTAAGAAATTCTACAGGACCAGGAACAATAGATTGGGTTCCTGATGCATCTTTACGTTTTGAACAAAGTAACGCTTCAAACAATAATCATCCTTTAATATTTTCTACTACAACCAGTAAAGATCAGTATTTAACTTCTGGTGTAACATATTATTTAGATGGTGCTGTTACTTATTCTCAATACACAAATACAACTACATTCAACGCAGCCACAACTCGTTATGTAGAAATCACTCCATCCTCTTTTACAGATTTTTATTATTTATGTTATGTGCATGGTATTGGCATGGGTGGTATTATGGATATGGTTGTTAATTCATGGGGAGCTCACACTTGGAACCAAGGAGCTTGGGATCAAAACCAAGATTTAACAGTTTTTGTTACTAATCCAAATAATGTTGCCTGGGGTGGAGATACTTGGGGCTTTGGTGATTGGAATAATGGCGAAGCCATGAGCATGAGTTTAAACAATGATGGTATCATTATTACTAGTCAAGTAAATGTTGGTTGGGGTTCTGATCAATGGGGTATTGAAACCTGGGGTGAATCCGGTAATTTACATGCAGTAACAGGCATAGCTATGACTATGGCTGAAGGACTTAGTGGTGTTTCTATAAATGGAGATTCAAGTTTAATACTTAATAGTCAAGCAGCTACGATGGCCTTAGGGTCTGTAGACGCTTTTTCTGCTTTTGTTGCAACACCTACAGGTATAGCGATGGTTGCTCAATTAAACTTTAATCCTGCCTTTGCACAACTAACTGGAATAGCTATGTCTGCTAATCTAGGAACAGTTAATGCTGACAATATTACTATAGCAGAAGTTTCAGCTCAATCTCCAGTTACATGGGGTAACTCTAATTGGGGATTTGGAGTTTATGGTAATCAACTTGTAAATACTTTGGTTATGGCTATGTCTGAAAACTTTAGTGGAGTAGATCCTGCTCCAGATGCTCAATTAACAGGTCAAGCAATGGCTATGACTTTAGCACCAGGAAATACTTTCCCTATTCACGGAGATGCTAATACAGGAGCTGGTGATACCTCTATGAATTGGGGTAATGCAACTTGGGGTAATTCGAAATGGGGAAATGGTCAATTTATAGCTGATCCAACTTATGGTCAAACAATGACTGTAAACTTAAATAGCGTTACAGTTGATTTAAATTTACCTGTAGATGTAACAGGATTTGCATTAACAGCAGCTTTAAATTCCGTATCAAATATTGAAACAACTAATGTAGTATTCCCTACAGGATTTGGCTTGACAGCTAGCTTAGGAACCGCTACAAATGTATTGATTTGGAACGAAGTTAATACTGGTACAGCACCAGTCAATCCTCCAGGATGGCAGGAAGTTTCAACCAACGCTGCATAATAGTGTTTGACACTATAATAAAATTTAATTAAATTAAGATATTGGAGAACAAAAATTATGGCTAACAGTACTTCCGCAGATTTAAAACTTACGATCCAGGCAACAGGTGAAAACTCTGGTACTTGGGGACAAATTACAAACACAAACTTAACTATTTTAGAACAAGCAATTGCTGGTTTTGAAACTGTTGGTATTACAACAGGTGCTACTTTAGCTTTCACAAATGGTGCAATTTCAAACGGTAAAAATCAAGTATTAAAATTAATAGGTACAATTGGAGGTGCAGTTAACGTTGTTGTTCCAGATACTTTAACAAAATTATACGTTATAGATAATGCAACTTCAGGTGCTCATGCAGTAACTGTTAAAACTAGTTC